TCATCCGATTTTCCTCTTCAAGATCGTCAACACCGGCCCGCGAGAGTCAGTTGTTGATACCATGTTCGCAGCCTCAATCAGCTTGCCCAGCTCAGCGCCGGAATAGTGGCTGGTGATGCTGCCGTTCTTGTGCCCGAGCAGTGACTTCCGATCCTCTTCAGTAACGCCTGCTGCCCGCAGTCGTCGACCGAAGGTGTGCTTCAAGTCGTGAATCCTGATCGAGGCATATCCAGGGTGAGCGGGGCGAAGGTTTTCCTCCTGCCAGAGTTTCGCCGCTCTCACCCGTGCCTTCTTCCATGCCGAGTCGTTCATCCGGTGCATCGCGGTGCCGTTGTATGGGAATACCCATTCCTTGCTGATCCCGCGCTGCCTTTCAATGATCGACTTGGCCACGTTGTTCAGCACCACCAGGCGCTCGTCGCCATTCTTTACGCCCGACCGGGCGTGTCTCCCGCCGAAGTCAGCAGGGATCAGGAAAACACTGGTTCCCAGTTCCGGCACCGATATCTCCCAATCCCACCTCAGCTTGCACACCTCTTGCTCCCGGCAGCCCGTGTTTACCTTGAACAGGGCCATCGTTTGCAGGTGGCCAGGCAATTCGTTGAAGAGGATCGACTGCTCCTCCCATGACATTGGGTAGGGCTTGCGGCTCGACTTCTTCTCTTCGAGCTTCCTGAGCATGGGCACACTGTCCAGCCAGGGCCGGCGATCATCGTCTCGCCACTTCCTGGCGCAGAGCGTCAAAACCCGGACCGCGCGCTCGATGGCGATGTTGATCGTCCGGTTGCTCACGGCCTTTTCAATGGTCCCATCCGGCAGAACCTTTTCTGTCTGCCGATCCCTGATGAACGGCTCCAGCGCCTGGTCATCGATGTGCGTCAGCGGCAGGTGGCCCAGGTACGGGTGAAGCTGCTTCATGCACAAGGCAGTGAGGTGGATGGATGGCTGATCCTTGACCTCAAGGAGGTAGCGCATTGCCGCCTCCTCCCAGGTGTGCACCTGCCGAACGCCATACACCTTCCTTTGACGCAGTTGCTCGAGCTTGTGGATCAGGTACTGCTCTGCCTCTTCCCGGTCACCAGTTCCAGTACTCTCTCGAATTCGCTCCCCTTTGTAGACTTTATCGATTTGCCAGACACCGCCCTTCTCGTAGAGGCCGGTGATCGTTTTTCGCGCCATGTATCATCTCCTCGGCGCTCGCTGCGGGGCCGATTGTTGTCCTGTCCGGTGGCTTTTTCAATCGCCTTGGCCTCGATGTAGGCGTCCGCCCACTCATCAAGCTCCTGGCGGTCAAAGGCAACGCCCTGCTTGCCGATTGGAAATTCCCGCACGTTCGGCCTGACCGTCTTGTTGAACTCATCCCGGCACATGCCGAGATACCCAGGCGCATCGCCGAACCGGATGAACCGCGGCTGAATGCTTGAGGGCTTTGCTGCTGTGGCATTCGCCATGCGTGTCTCCACGCCGCCGGTGGCGGCAGGTTGGTGGTCAGGTCGTGGCCTGGGCGATGGTCTGCTCGAAGCGCGATGCCAGTTCGGCGTTGACCTCGGCCTTTGCCAGGCTGTCGGCGGTGCCCTTGGCACGGTGCAGGGCTTCGTACTTGCGCAGCTGGGCAGCGGCTTCGATCAGATCCCTCAGCAGCAGGGGCGCCGCGGCGATCAGCTTGGCGTTGGCCCGGCGCAGATCCCGGCTGAGTTCAGCAGGTCCGATCTCGGTGAAGGTCACGCAGTCGCCGCAATCAGCGATCATCCAGCCGTCAGAGGGGAGCGCCTTCACGCCATCACCACTGTCGGCGCCGAGGCCGGTGAAGACCTCGGTTTCGTTCAGGACTTCCCATGGGCCGGGCGTGTGTTTGTGTTTCGTCATGGCAATAGCTCTCCATGCCCGCACATGTCGGCGGGCTTGAGTCGTTGGGGATGGGGGAAGTTTCGGCTTAGCCGCAGCGGATGCGCGGGGAGTGGAACGTCTGCGGGCGAGCAGGGCGGACAGCCTCGAAATAGAGGCTCCACATGTCGTCCCAGGCTTCCTTCATGGTGGTGCCCTGGCCGGTCACTCCCATACGTCGGCACCACCAGGAGCCGTTCCAGTAGGTCATTCGTGCTTTCATGGTCGCGGCCCTTTGTAGATCAGGTAGGCCATGTACATCAGGGGCAGGATCATGGCGCCACCTGCTTGCGGTAGCCCGCCTCGAAAAGAGCTGTGCACACTTTGCGCGCCCAGCCTTTGTCGAGCATGGGCGATGTTGAAACCATCTCTGCAATGGCCTTCTCGCGCTCTTCCGCCGCGACCTGGTCAGGCGTGCGGAAGGGGCGAAGTTCTTGCTGGGAAACGAAGGCAGGCTCATAGCAGTCGCTCAGAACAACAGCAGCGTTGTTGCGATGAGCCACCACCTCGCACCGCATCCATTCACCGCCATCGAAGTATTCGCAGTCGACGCCGACTGGCGGCAGGCCTTCGCCATTCCACTGCCCGCCTGTGACGCGGCGCTCGATCGCCGCCCAGGTCGGCTCGTACTCTGGCCAGTCGGCTTCTACGACTACCGCATCCACGGTTGGGATGTTGTTCAGCCTGATCACGTCTCGCACCCAGCCAAGCTTGTGCTCGCTCAGGTCCTTCACCTTGAAGACGATGTAGCGTTCTTCACGCTCGAATTTCTGGCTCACATCTGATACCTCTCATCAATCCAGCGCCCAGGCGCCAGTGCGGGTGTAGGTTCGGGTTGTGTTTCGTGCGGGGAGAGCTGGCGCTGGTTGCCGGCCTGCAGCTGGTTGTCTGGGATGCAGCTGATCCCGACCCCATTGAGCAGGTAGCAGGTGACGCCGCGCTGGCTGTCGTGCTGCACGTCGATGACGTTTTCTTGTGGCTGAGGTGCTGCGCTGGCGCCGGTGGTCAGCAGCAGGAGGCAGAGGGCGAGGCGAGTCACAACAGCACCCCGCTGGCCTTGGCCAGGCGCACGTCTTCCTCGGTAACAGTGTGCAGAGCCATCTTCTCGATGGTGAAGAAGTTGGGCTGGCAGAACTTGCGGGCCCAAGCCTGCAGCGGCTCCAGCGCCTTCCCGAGAGCTGCTGTCGCCTCGTCGTCGAGGTCAGGGTAGTTGTCGACCCATTCCCCCGCGTCGCTTCCGGCGGCGGCCTCGAACATGTGGTTGAGCAGGTCATCAGCATCGGGGAGGAACCCGGCAGGGTCGTACTTGCAGACGGTGCCGGTATGTACAGTGTCGCCCACTTTGAGGCCGTTGCCCCGTCCTGGGCCGAAGCTGGTGCCATCCGCTGTGGCGCCGAAGTTGTCACGAATGAGCGCGGTAAGATTCGGGTAGTCCCACGATCCGTCATCGCCATTCACTGACCAGGCTTCCTCGGCCTTCCGCCTCGCCCAACTGACACACGGGCCATCCTCTGTATCGAAGATCCCCAACAGGAACCATTCAGGCCCTGGGCATTCAGGCTCCCAGCCGAGGCAGTGGCACGCGCCGTCGTCGTAAGGGTGGTATTCGCCGATATCCGAATCCAAGTGCCACTGCTTCAGCTCCAGGCCCTGCTGTACGAGCCAGGCTTTGAAAGCGGCCTGGTCTTCGTCGAAGTCGGGCAGGTCGGGGTGATCCCACCAGCCATCCTGGTCGCGCTCGACGGCAACACGTTGGATCAGCTTGATTTCTTCAGGCATGACGATTCCTTGGCCGCCTATCGCGGCAGTGAATAGAGGGGGGAGGGGTTAGAAAAAGCGGTGCCAGCCAATAGTCTGATTCAACTCACAAATCAGGCAGGTACGGTTGCGAGCCGCTTCGATTTGGCTATGGTGGTTTGATGCATACAGCTGAAGTCGTAGGAGGGAAGACATGCGGATTCGTGGAGACGTTTATTGGCAGTGGGCGGACCCAAACCTGCATCACCGGGACCATGACGAAGCTCTCGATGACGGCACGTCCATCGACGTTCAGGTGAGACTGTCGCGAACGGGGAATACGCAGATGTTCATCGGTGTTTATGCGTCCGGTGGCGAAGCGCTGCATGAAGAGGCTTTTGACTCCCGCCCAGGTGAATCGATGACCAAGGCATTAGCCTGGGGCGTGGGCCGCGCTCGCCGAATCGCTACTGAGGGCCTGGGTTCACAGCGAGGCTTGTAAACTGCTCGAAATAGAGGGAGAGGGGTTACTGCTTAGGAGTACAGATGTTCTCTTACGGGGCGGAGCCTTCCGTGCGCATGAAGGCCGCTATGTCGCCCATCTGCTCAACGATGGCGCGCTCTTCATCAGCTGCGGCTGTGATTATCCTTTTTCGGCGCTTCTTGCAGAGTCCGCAATCGACCATGGCCCAGTCGCCTGACAGCTCGGAGGATTCCCCTAGCCAGGTGCCGCACGGCGCTTGCTCGAGGTCATCTAGGTCGGTGAATGGTGCGAAGTGCGTCTTCACGACTTCGCCTCAGGCTCTGCGCTGGCGGATAGGGCGGCACGCGCAACGGAGCCATCCTCGATGAAGTCAGGTTCGTCAACACACCAAAGAATGTTCAGCGGCTCGCCGCTCACGGTGTCCCAGTTCCCGCTTTCGAAGTGGTAGTGCTCGCGGTCTGCGTAGAACTTCAGGGCCGCGCGAAGTCGCTCAACCTCGCGCCGATGATCATCAAGGAAAATGAACTGCTCACCGAGTTCAACCTTGCGCGGAACGGGCATGTTATCTACGCCGATTTCCATGCTGACGGTGTTTCCCTTTGAGTCAAACCCCACCCCGCAGATTCGAGCATGAGCCACTGGCTCGGCCTGGGGCTGCGGGGATTGCTGGGCCAGTGCTGCCTTGATCTCGGTAGACTGCTGGAACATCTGCGCTTTCGAAAAGCGCTCTTGCCAGGCCTGCAGCTGCTGGCGCGGCACGCTGACCATCTCTGTGCTGCAGAATCGGTTTTCTGTGGGCATGGGGATACCTCGCTTTCAAAATGATGAGATCGCACTACCGTGCTGGGCGCCTGCCGCAGACTTGGCCCACTAATCACGGAGATGTTTCACATGAAACAGATGGGCGAAATCATTGGGCTCTTAACGGCGATCGTTTTTCTCGCAGACGCATTGATTCGGGCGGGGTTGGTGTGATGGGCTATGCGGCTTTCAGAAGGGCCTCGATGACTCGCTGTCCTGCCAGTGGTGGAACTGCGTTGCCGGCCATGTGCATGGTCAGCCGGTGGCTATCTGGGCGCAGGGTTTCGGCCGGGAACGACATCGCAGCCATGGCCTCGCTGGCACTGAGCATGCGCATCCGCTCGCCGTCGACTAAGGCCCAGCGGTCCAGGGTGGTGATGGTGCCGATCGGCCGGTTGATGTCGCGGCCGGTGGTGCCGGAGCCCTTGCCGTAGTAGGGCATGATGAATCGGTCGCCGAAGCGCTGTCGGCCATTGCGCACCCGGTCGAGAGTGGCCTGGGCCCGGCCTGGCTTCTCGATGGGCGACCAGCGTCCGGAGTCGAAGTCGAGGAAGCTGGCTGCCGGCACATGTTGTTCCTGCGGCAGCTGCAGCATCAGCGGGGCCTTGCTGCGGGTCAGCACCATGAACAGGCGCACCCGGTGCTGCGGAACGCCAAGATCGGCGCAGTCCACGATGTGGGGCGCGGCTTGATAACCCAGCGCCTGCACCGCCTGCAGCCAGGCAGGGTAGAGCACCCAGTCGGTGAACTCAGGCACGTTCTCGATCACTGCCGCCTGCGGACGGTGGAACTCAATGGCCGATACCGGAGCCCAGGCCGTCGAGCGCGATGCGTCGTGCTGAGGATTTCCAGACTTCTTCCCGCGAGCCTTCGTGTGACCTTGGCAGCAAGGCGAAGCCAGCATGATGTCGTGTGCCGGTACCTGCTCCCAACGGGCCTGGTGCAGGTCCTGGCAGACGTGCTGTGTTTCAGGGTGGTTGGCGCTGTGCCATTCAACGGCTACCGGCCAGTGGTTTGCCGCCCAGAGAACCTGGACGCCTGCGGCGCGCGCGCCGGTGCTCCATCCGCCGAGGCCGGCGAATAGGTCGATTGCTGTGGTCATGGTGTTCTCGCGGGAGATCAGTCGAACAGGTGCTCTCGGCGCCCGGTCTCGTGGTAATGCAGGTCCTGAATGGCCTGCTGCTGGTCGATGGTGAACATCGGGTTGCAGGTAGTGCAGTGGCCGGCGATCTTGATTGCCTGGAACGACAGCGTGATGGATGAGTGGTCCCGATAGCAGGACGGGCACTTGATCGAGTCGCTTTCGCAGCACAAGCGAGCTTCGTCTTCGCCATCGTGGATGGTCTTGCATACGGGGCATTCGAACATCTCCTCCACTTCTGGCTGGCAGCACTCCCTGGCTCCATCCTCATCGTCGTGGATGTCGCCACAGGAGCCGCACTTGTAGAGCGTCCTGATCTGAATTTTCATGGTACCTCCAGGCAGGCGCCGCCCTCGCCGGGGTGGCGTTATCGTTGAATAGGGGAAGGCGCTGGAGGGCAGCGCGGGTGGCGAAGTTGCCAAGTGTGAGCTATTACAGGTGACCGGCATGGGGCTGGGTCGTGGAGGGGTAATGGGTAATCCGAGCATTTTCAGTAACAAGTACGGCGGTTCTGAATACACCGTATGGTTCACCAAGCACCCAAATGGATTGACAATTTCTGTCGAGATAGATGATCTGCCACGGCGAAACTTTCCTGACAAAATTTATCCTACCTATGCAGAAGCGCATGCTGTTGCTATCGAAACTGCGGAGCAGCTAATCAGGCAGATGAAGGGGTAATCACTTCGTCGCCTGGGTCTTGCTGCAGCATGAGCATGCTCTTGCGATCAAAGGCCAAGACCAGGCGCGGAGACAGGCTGATCTGGTGCCGGGGCGGGGTGAGAAACTTCGCCGCGTGCAGCCTGCCCAGGGCGTGGATGCCGTGGATCAGTGCCTCGATCATCTGGCTAGATGTGGCGTCAGCCCAGCCGCATATGGCGCGCAGGTGCTGGCCCGTTCGTTTCCTGGCTGACAGCCGCAGCGGCTCAGTGCGCGCCACAGTTCGATGAGCATCGATTTCGTGGCGCGCGATCCTGAACAGTGCGTGATGCCCGAGCGCCTCGATGTGGTGAATCATCAGCGTCATGGCCTAGCCCTGTTCCTCCAGCGCGGCCCAGTCCATCAGTTCCAGCAGGGCCTGTTTAGTCCCTGGTCGAACCTTCAAGCGCAGGTCTTCTTCCTGCAGGCGCTCGGCCTTGGCACGGCGCTTCTCGTCACGCTGCTGCTGCGTCAGAGCCATCATCGCCTCCATTGCGCACGAACGCGGTGCCCGGGCTGATATCCAGCAGGTCGCATACCCGGTTGATGATCTTGAGCGCGGCGTCGAACACCTTGGCGTCGTCCGGCTCGCGGGCCAGGCGCTTCATGTTCGGCTGATGCTCCAAGCACACTTTGTCGACCAGACGCCTGGCCAGCCTGCGCAGGTGATCGGCGCTGTCGTGCATGCTCAGGCTCAGCGCGAACGCCAGGGCCACATCATCAGGCCGGTACTGGCCGCCGCTGCGGGTGATGTACAGCTTCTTCACCGGACGATTCATCCAGGCCGGCAGGGTTACCACTCCAGAAGGTGCTTTCTGCATTTCTGTGCTCCGTGAGGCCGCTGGGCGGCAGGTGGAACTGTTCTTGCCGCCGGCGCTGGCGGACCAGGTTGTTGATCCGCCTCATGCCGCGCGCGCCGTTTCGATCTGCTCGGTGACCTCGACCAGTTGCTGGGTCAGGTTCTCGATGGTGGCGGCGCCGCGCACACGTTCGGTGCGGCCCCATTGGCAGCTGCGGTTGAACAGCAACTGCAGGTGCTGCTCCAGTTCCTTTCGGCGCTGGAGCAGATCAAGGATGGTTGCCAGTGGCATGGCTTACTTCTCCAGCGCTTTCCGCAGATATGGGTCGATGTCGGCCCGGCCGAGCAGCCAGCGCTTGTAGTCGCGCGGGATGTCTTCGATCTTCGATCCGGCATGCTTGCCGAAGCGGATGATCTTCGGGATGCGAGCGTCTTCGGAGATTTCCCAGAGCTCTTCCCAGCTGGCCACCGGTCGCCCCAGCTGCACCTTCAGGGTGCTGAATATGGCGGCCAGGAGGCGACGGCAGTTCTTCACATCATCAAGCGCGGCGTGGGCGTTTCTCAGAAGCTCGGGAGCTTCCGACCGGTAGTGGAGATAGATCATCGCCGACTGGGTGTGCGAGTCAGCGTCCGGCCAAAGCATCGAGCTCAGGGCCTTGGTGCAGATGCGCTTGATATCCGGCTTGCCGATCACCCCCCAGTCGTAATCGACGTTGTGACCGATCAGGTAGGTGGCGTCTTCTGGCAGCTTGAAGGAATCATGCGGCGGGCAGTCGACCAGATCTTCGTCCAGGATGTGGCTGGTTGCCAGGGCGCCAAGTTCGATGGGCTTGGATGGCTTGTAGCGCTGCAAGAACTCGCCGGTTACGGCCAGGCCGGCACCGAGTTGCAACCAGGCGGCCTCAACCAGTTCTGGGCTGTTCAGGCCGGTGGTTTCAGAGTCGAAAATGTAGGCAGTCATATGAGGTCCGTTTCGCAAGAAGAAGGGGTGTCAGCAGCGTGGTTGCTGCTGACCAGCGGTCAATCGAACGGGATGTCGTCCGAGAAATCGGGCGGCGCGCCGTAGTCATAGTTGTCTGGCTGGGCGTAGCCGCCGGCGACCTGGGCAGACTTCGGTCGGCGGTCATGCACCGGCTTCTTCATGAGCTGCTGAACCATTTTTTCCAGCTTGGCTGGAGTGGTGCAGCGCGGGTCGAGGATCTCGGATGCTGTCTTCTCAGATTCAGCACTGAACGGCGCGTAGATGATTGGGCGAGGCATGCCAGTCTGGCTGTTCTTCTCGATTTCCATCTGGATGAGCAGGCCGATAGGCTTCTTCAGGAGCTCGGGGAAGCCAGGGGCGGTGACTTGCTCGCGTTGCTTGCTGTCGTTGTTCCATTTCTCAAACTGGGTTGGCTGCGGTGCGCCGACGGTGCGCAGCTGCAGGCAGGCCATGATGGCGTTCATCATCGCGTAGCCACCCTCGTTGCGGGTGCCGTGCTGGTAGGTCAGGTTGAGGTAGAACGTTGCCTCGGCCCCGTCGCGACTCTTGAAGGTGAAGCCGATACCGGTCGACCCGGTTTCTTGCTTCTCCATGTACTCGGCGCGCTGGAACTCGCCAATGAACTTTCCGGCCTCGTCGATGAAGGCTGATTTGTTGTCCGCGGAGCGCGCGGCGTTTGCGTCCAGATTGAACATTCAGAAGGCTCCTATGCGGCCTGAGTGGTGTTGGTGAGGTCGTAGTACTCGCAGATCGCGGCATCGACCAAGGCGAGGTCGTTATCGATCATCGCCTCGTTGAACATGCCCATTGGGGCCTTGGTGGTGTCCGACCCGTTGTTTCGGGTGCTGAACAGGTGCTGGCCGTCGCTGACAACCGATCGAAGGACGATGGTGACCATGCCCTCCAAGGTGATCTTCTCGTCCAGCATCTTGCCGATGGTCTTCATCTTGATCTGGCCGGCGTCCGTCTCCTCGGTGTGGCTGAGGATGTAGACGCGAACGTCATCGGGCAGACCGAGCAGTGCCTCGAAGATGTTCCAGGTGTGCCGGCCGATCTCGGTGAACTTGTCGAACCCTTTCTCCTCGCTCCGGCGCATGAACTCGTTGGCCAGGATGTACTGGAAGTCGTCGATCACGATCACCTTGCGCTTGGTCTGGCGGCAGGCGCCGATCACCTTGACCCAGTTATCAGTCACGTACGACTTCCATGCCTTTGAGCCGGGGAAGGGAAGTGGTTTCTTGATGACCTGAACCAAGGCCACGTCATCAGGCTTGAAATTGCGCAGCGATGCGCTCTTGCCGGCCCCGGACTTGCCGAGGATCAGGGTTACGGTTGCCATGCGGCACCTCAGCTTGGTTGGTTGTCCCACTGCCGCTCAATGCGAGCGGCCTCTTCTTCGTACTCTTTGCGATCGTCGCCCTGGTACCGCTCAGGCGAGAACGATCCGACCGTCTTCCAGTCGAGCTGGGCGGCCAGGCGGGGTGTTGTGTTCATAGGCCCTCCCTTGCGCCGTCAGGCTTGCGTGGCCAGAAGTCGTAGGCAAACGCCGACAGCGCCATGTGCATCTTGTTGGCGCGCTCCATGCCAGGCCGGCGCAGAACCTCCTTGAGGTAGCACCACTGCAGCTCGCCGTAACCGTAGGAGCTGGGGTTGTTGACGTGATCGGCCTCGATCACCTTGGCCAGTTCATCGAAGAACTTGGCCTGCTGGGTGTCCTCCATGGCCCAGAAGGCCTTGGCCAGGATTGCCGGCGTCAGGCCGACAGCCTGCTGCTCGAGCTCTACGCGAATCTCGGACATGCGAATCTCCCGCGCCATGCGTGCGGCTGGCGCTGACAAGTTGGTTATTGGGTGATGGAGCCGGCCAGGGCGCTTGCGAGCATCCAGGCAGTGCAGAGGAATAGGGTGATGAAGCTACCGCGCCAGGTGGCAATACGACGGGCGCGTTGGGAGCTCGTCATAGCTCCACCAGTCGACCGCGAGGATCAATGCCCCAGTCGCTTTCCATGAATGCGCTGGCGTCGCGCTGAGGCTGCCGCCAGGCGCCTTTGACTGGGCACTCAAGCTCACACACGAGGGTTTCGCGTGGCCGCTTGAGTACGTCGCCCAGTTCGGCAACCTGCTCGTCGATGAGCGACTTCACGATTGGCGTTGTCATGCCACCCTCCCGTTTACTTCAAGCCACTGCTGATGGGCACGCTCGATGATTCGATTCAAGCGCTCGGTGTAGCTGCGCTGCTTGGGGATATCGATTGCGCCGGTCAGGCCGGCAAGGTCGATGGCCATCGACAGCTCGCCGCGCAGCCCCTCGCTGAACGAGGCTTCGATGGCCACGAAACGCGAGTTGATGATGGCGACAACCTCGTCGCGTGTTCCTCTGTTCATGCAGTCCTCCTGACGGCGCCTGAGCCGCACATGGCTTCCATCTTGCCTAGTGCCGCGGCAATCACGCGGCGACTGCTGGCTTTGCGGTGCTCTTCTTGCTGTCGGATCATCGCGAGCCAGGCTTGGTTGTTCGCGGCTGCCTGCTCGGGGGTAATGTTTGCGGCCCAGTGGACTTCGAAATCACCGGAGATCCGGCGATCAAGCTCACGGCCCTGGGCACTGTCTGCGTAAAGCTCATGCTCGCGAGCCATGATCGCCTCCAGGTGGTGGGTTCAGTCGGTGTATGCGATGTACTTGAAGCGACCATTACCGAATTGCTCGAAGCGGCCGCCGAAGGTGCCAATGACCTCGCGCTCAACCTCTTCGCGAGTCATGTGTTCCGGGTAGACGCCTTCCTTGATCATTGAGGCGTTGGTGTGGGGCACGAAGCGCCAGCTGACCTTTGTGTTATCCAGCGGGGCATTCCTGAGTCGCTCCCACTCTTCGGCCTGTGCTCTCCAGAAGTCTTTTTGCTCCTGGCTTACTGGTTCTGGTTCGGGAGCCGGATCTTCCGACTCTTCCCAGCCGCAAGCCTCGCAGTAGCCGCGAGGAGCGGTGCATGCCCCGCAGGGTGGGTTGATATGGCAGCTGCAGTTCTCTACATCGTGCGATTCGATGACGCCCTCACAGCCGTCACGGCTGCAAGTATCGCCCTCGCAATATCCGAGTTCGCTCATGTTCGTTTGCTCGATTGGCAACCGCATTGGCCAGGAGCCAGGCGCGGGTGACCAAACCCACCGTGAAAGGTGGCCTGGCGCCTGCCAATGCGGTCGTATGTGAAGGGAAGGGGATGCGGGATGCATCGGGAAGCGCATGGCCGGTAACGACATTTGATCCGGACGATTCCATGCGCTTTCCGATGAGCCCCGCTAAAGGATCATCGGGCCTGCTGGTGGCTCACTGCAGGCAGGTGATTGAGAGCCGCTGTTAGCGCAGCGGTTGCCTAGCTCGACGCTTGCAACATCGAACGTTTCCCGTTGCTGATACCCGCCGGGATTAGGGTTGGAGAACAGGCCGCCTATGGCAGGGCGACCTCACTGATCAGCTCAGTGCGCTCGGGTGTTCTGGATTCAGCGCTTGCCCAGGACCGCCTTGGTGACGACCTTGGGGAATTTCTTGGTGCGGATCTCGTTCGCCTGCTTGTCGGTGAGCAGCCCCGCCAGATACAGCGTGGTGATGGAGGTATTGATGTGGTCAAGGCGCTTTGCCTCGTCCGCGTTCATTTCCGGGAACTGCTGCGCGAAGGGACGCGCTGCCCAGCCTTGCTCGAACGTGCCTGACATTGTCTTGCCCTCTGCTATTCAGTGGATTCCCCCTGATGCGCCCCGCTTGAGGCGCACCGGGGAATCGCCTGTCATGCCGAATACTCGTACCAACTATTCAGCTCCTGTGCTCCATTGCTGTTGTTGAACCTCCAGATAAGTCGGTCAACTGCCGCGCCGTCGCGGAAAATGCAGATGTTCTCCTCGACCTTCTCGCACCATCCGACGAACTCACCGGCAGGTCGTGTCATGTGCTTTGCGCTTGCGAAGATGCGGCAGCCGCGCATTGGCCTGAAGAACCGCATCATGCGTACATCCTCACCGTCACGTAGCCGTTGCTGGCCACGACGTGCTCCCAGCGGTTGAAGTAAACGATGCCGCCGAACTTGTTGATCGCGGCCTGTTTGACCTGCTGCACGACCGATTCAACACGCTCGCCCTGGTCGGGAAGAGCAAGCCATTCCAAGCGCTTGCCGTTACTGAGGTGATTGTCGATGTAGAACTGAGCCATTTCGTCTTCCTCCAGTGGATTCCCGAAACACCCGGTCGCCCAGGTGCTTCAGTGAATCGGTTGGACCGGCCTCGCTACTGGCGACAGGCCGGGGTATTGCGTCAGCGATGTCAGGTGCCATATCCCCGCCGCTGATTGCAGGTCAGGCTTCGTCGGTGTGGGCTTCGAGCTTCCTCCTCATGGCGGCAATCAGTGCCTGTTCGCCATGGATCGCAGGCCCTTACAACATGCACGCTACAGCTCTGAATGCCCGATTGAGTGGGGCAGGGTGCATGAGGTCCGGCGCCCCTCAATGCCGAAGCTCGGGGCGCTAATTCAGTTCGGTGTCTCTCCCTTCTGCCGCTGGGATTCGCGGGGCGCATCGCTTGCCGGGTCATTCACTCGGTTCAGGCATTTCGCCTTCGTCAGCCGTACAGGGTTGTCCCTGTCGTGGGCAGCCTTTCGGGGCTGTCTGGCGCCGGTCGCCGGTAGAGGCAATGCGGTCTGTTGGTTGTTGCGCTGGTTGTTAAAGAGCGGCGGCCGGTGAGGGCCTCGGCAGTCCCTGGTTGGTGACTGCTTGAGGTGAAATTTAGAAAACTAAACAGAAATGGTCAAGGCTTATTTTTAGAAAACTTAACTTTCATGGCGCGAACGGTTTAGGTGGGGTGCAAAAAACCCGCTCAGTGGCGGGTTACAGGAGGGGGTATTTAGGAGCCAGGCAGGCGCGCGGGCATGAAAAAGCCCGCATCAGCGGGCTACAGAAAGAATGCTCTCTACTTCGTCGCGGACAGGACCTGGCGCAGACCCTCTAGATCGTCGGCGCGTATCGCGCCTTCGTCACCGCAAACCTTGTACTCAACGGACTTGGCAGTTGCCAATTTCTCGATGGCCTTACGATCAAGATTTATGGTGAATCGTTCGATGGTGGCACTGCCTGCAGATGAGGATGCATAAGTGGCTTCCAGATCGGTCGCTCTCTGGCCATCCACAAGCCAGTTCACAAAATTGCAGCGTCGATATCGACCTTCGTCACCCCAGGTGAGCAGCTCAACCAAATATTTTGCGCTTTGGCCTTCTGGAAGATAGGCGTAGGTGTTGAATGTAAAGGCTTCTGGGGAAGAGGGTACGGTGGACCAGGATACGCTTCGTAGCCCTGTAAACCGGTCAGTTTCGTCTTTGACGCTTACTGCCTGAGCCCAAAGGGGCAGGCTCATTAACCCCATTGCAGCGACTGCAGCGATGATCCGCATCATCCAGCTCCCTAATTTCAGATTTCGAAAGCAGCGCTATAGGAGCACTGAATACCAGAAGACCTTTCCGAGGACGGTGATGCCCGACTCTTTAAGTTGCTGCGCCGTGTATTCCTCATCTGGATGCTCGTCCTGGTTGAAGCTGCGGAAGCGCAAGCCGCCGCCAGGCATCCGATACAGGGTCTTCACGCGGAGCTCGCCGCCGTGATCAACCGCATACATCTTGCCGTCCTTCACCGAGGTTGATCCCTTGTCGACGCCGACTGTGCTGCCGTCTGGAAGGACTGGCTCCATGCTGTTGCCGCGCACGGTCACGCAGACGGCCTGGTCGAACTGCACGCCTTGGTTGCGCAAGGTCAGCTTTCCGAACCGGAGCTTGCGAGTGCCGGATTTCTCGATCACCGTCCGGCCAGATCCGGCGGACAGCTCTACTTCCTTGAGGAACGGCACGTACACCTCATCGTCGTCCAGTGGGGTGCCGTCGTCCCATACGGATATTGGGCCGAGCATGGTGGCATTGGATTTAGTGGGTGACTCAAGCTCGGGTGAGCCTTTGCCGTCACTCAGCCACTCAGGGCTGCATCGCAGCGCTTTCGCCAGGGCCAGCAGGTTTTTCCCCTTCGCACCGTTGGTCCCGTTCACCCAGAAAGTGACCGTCGCCTTCGATACGCCAGTGGCTTCGCTGATGTCGGTGGCGCGGAGGCCAAGGGCCTCCATGCGCGATTTGAGTCGATCTTTGAATTCCATATTTAGGATTCTAAACATTTGGGTGTTTAGATAACTTGCCTTGTTCTGTTTATTTTTCTAAACTCCGGAAAGACACCGGAGAAACACCCATGACCTACGACGAAGCTCTGAATCACTTCGGCACCGGCCGCGCAATTGGTGACGCCCTGGGCGTGACCAGCAGCCGCGTCTCTCAGTGCCGTGCGACTGGCGGGTTCTCCTACCCAATGCAGTGCGTTCTGGAGAAGGAGTCGAGCGGTGCGTTGATCGCCAAGCGCGAAGACGATCCCGCCAGCGCGCTTAAGAATTCCGCCGCTTAACCATTTCCAACCGCAAGGAGCCATAACCATGGGATTCAAAGACCCCCTGACGCAGCGCCGCGACTTGGCCAGGAAGGTTCGTCTGTACCCGCTGCTTGATAGGCAGCTGCAACGAGCCGCTCACAAGGCCCGCCGCGAGTACGCGACCTATCTGTTCGAGATGCTCGAGTGGGCCGCCGTAAATGGCGGCATCGAAGCCCTCATGCCTGACGATCTGAAGGATATCGCGGGCTAGAGGCCCTCAGGAGGGCACGATGGAATTTTGTGAAGAGAACGTGCCGCCAGAGACCAGAGCCAAGATTCATCGCCTGATGGAAGCCAGGGGTTGGACGTTTGAGGAGGCCGTCAACGAGGTCTTGCTCGAAGCAATTACGTCCGGCGCAACGGTATTCGTAGGAAGGCGAAAGGCGCCGGTTCTGGAGCTGGTGGGACTGAAGAGACCCTCTACCGGATAGGTGAGGGCCTCACGAAGGGCCTCTTTAGGGCCTGAAAAGAGCAGGAGATAGGTATGGCTATAGCCAAGCTGAACATTCGAATGGACACCCAGCCCGGCCTGGATGAGCTGGCGTCCCTAATTGCCACCCTTGAACAGGTTTTCGCCGACGCTCCGCACCTTCGCCTGAAGGTCTGCGATCTGCTTCTCACCGGCAGCGACCACCGCCTCAAACCCGGATTTGTCGATTTGGTCGCGGTGCCCGCAAGCAGGGCAGGTGACCCACCGACCATTCAGCTTCAGGTCTCCGACCAATTCCGAGAACTGGTTGCCGCAACTGTCGCAGAAAAGCTTGAGCTCTTGAGTATCGATTAAAGACATGTCCGGCCTCCGATGGCCTTTTCGTGTGGAAGCAAAAAGCTACCACGGATGCGCCGGACACCCAATGCAGCACCGCAACACCAAATCGCAGAGACAAAAAAGCCGGGATTGCGGCCCGGCCTCTTCAACTGCATATGACTGGAGTCGATTATGCATATCCAACCACCAGATGTACAGGGCCTCCAGAGTCCCGCGCCACAAAATGCAGCCAGCGGTTTCGTGGCGCGCACAATGTCGTCCAAGGAGATTGCCAGCTTGACTGGCAAGCGCCATGACAACGTCAAGCGCGACATTGTCGCCATGCTGAAAGACCTCAAGGTCGATCCCCTCAATTTTGAGGACATCTATCTCGACGGGAGAAACCGTGAGCAGGTGCAGTACCTGCTCGACCGCGAGCACACTGATTGCCTGTTGACCGGATATAGCCCGGCGCTGCGTATGAAGGTCATTCGACGCTGGCGGGAGCTGGAAGGTCAGTCAGAAGCGCGCCAGGCCGTGACAGCCAACGGCACCAAGGTGATCGGTGAAATCGCCATCATGGAGTGTTTCACGCGCCTGCTGAAGCCGGCTCCATCGAGCCAACTGGCGATGCTCACCAAAATCGCAGAGAACAACGGGCTCAACCCGCAGTTTCTGCCGAGCTACGCCATCGACTCGCCACCGGATGCCACAGGCGGCAGCTCGATGCCGACCATGGCTGTGACGGCTCTACTCAAACGCCATGCCGTGAACAAGTCGGCCCCCGCCTTTAACCGTGCCCTGGCCGGGCTTGGCTTCCTCCAGGCTCGAACCCGGCAGAACAGCAAGCGCGAACCTGTGTGCTTCTGGTCCGTGACTGATAAGGGCCTGCGCTATGGCAAGAACATCACCAGCCCTCAGTGCCCGCGAGAAACGCAGCCGCACTGGTACATCGATCGTTTCGAAGAACTCGTCGACCTGGTCGGCGTGGGAGCCAAGTAATGGCCGGAGACTGGATCAAAATGCGCGTAGATCTTCAGACGCATCCGAAAGTTTTCCGCATGGTGTCCGCATTGCGTGCGGACAGGTTGCGGGTGATCGGCGGACTGCATGTCGCCTGGAGCATCTTTGACACGCACTCTGCCGATGGCGTGTTGCATGGGTACACCACCGACGCCATGGATGCTGTGATCGGCTGGCCTGGCTTCACTCAGGCCATGGTGGATGTCGAATGGGCGGACATCGATGAGCATGGAAGCCTTGTCATGCCTCGCTTTGACGAGCACAACGGGGCCAGCGCAAAGCGCCGCGCCAACGACAGTGAGCGCAAGCGAGTTTCTCGAAAGGCTGATTCTGTCCGCAATTCGTCCGCAGATGATGCGGACAGAATGCGGATCAGAGAAGAGAAGAGAAGAGAAGAGAAAGAACAAGATCAAAAGCCTTCGTCATCGAGCGATGACGGCGACCTGTTCGCTCGGTTCTGGAAGCTCTACCCGAGAAAGGTTGGCAAGGCCAATGCCGAGAAGGCATGGTCGAAGCTGAAAGTCGACGCTGACCTGTTCGAACGCATGGCGAGCGCGCTGGCTGCCTGGGCGGTTTCGCCGGCCTGGACCAAGGACGGCGGCCAGTTCATCCCGCACCCGGCCACTTGGCTGAACGGCAAGCGCTGGGATGACGAGCTGCCGGCGCCCGGCAATGTCCACCCGTTTCCACCCCGGCGACAGGGCAATGGTCCAGATTTCAACGACACCACATGGGCTGATGACCTGGGGGCGCTATGAGCACGCCGATCACTCCCAAGAGCGTCACGCAGATCATGGCCACGGCCCGCAACCTGCCGGCCGAGGCGCAGGCGCCGGCCAAGCAGCTGGACCCAGGCACCACCGAAGTGGTCAACGCCCTGTTCAAGGAGCTGCAGGCCATCTTCCCGGCATGGAAGCAGGCCTGGCCGGACGACGACGCGCTGAAGGCTGCCAAGCGCAGCTGGATCAAGTCCTTCGTCGCCGCGGGCATCAACACGCTCGAGCAGATCCGCTTCGGCATCCAGAAGTGCCGGGTGCTGGGCACCGATTTCGCCCCGAGCAGCGGCAAGTTCATCAAGCTGTGCCAGCCAACACCGGAAGAGATGGGCATTCCGCCGCTTGCGAGGGCCCTGGCAGAGGCGCTGGAGAATTTCCACCCCAGCAGGGCAGGGTCACGCGTTTGGACGCACGCAGCGGTGCGCCACGCGGCCCTGCAGTGCGAAGCGCAGAACCTGGGGTCGATGGAGGTGGAGCGGGCCGAGAAGGTCTTCGCCCGTGCCTACGACATCACCATCCGCATGCTGGTCGCCGGCGAGCCTCTGGGCGATATCGCCACCGGCATCGGTCACGACAGCCAGAAGAGCGCCGCCCATCTGGCCGACGAGTACGCCAGCCAGAAGCAGGCCCGCCTGCTCGAGGTCCAGCAAATTCCCACTGGTGCAGCCGCTTGCCGTGCTCACCTGCTGGCCAAGTTGAACATCAAGCGCGCCGGGCAGCCGGCCGGGGAGGGGGTGTGATGAATTCCCTATGGCTGGCCTTCGTCTTCGCGCTGTGCGCGCTTGGCGGATGGGTTGGCGCGCACGAGAGCATCAAGAACGACTGTGACCGCATTGGCGGCTTCTACATCGGCAACACCACCTACAACTGCACCATCGGGAGGGCCAGGCCATGACCGAGAAGATCAGCGTCAACTGCCAGGCCAAGCTCTCCGAGGCCGTGACCATGCTCACCCGCCTGTTCCGCGACAAGAAGTTCGTCGTGGTCACCATGCGCCCGGGCAAGGACCGCACTCTGGACCAGAACGCTCTGTGGTTCGCGTTCTACAAGCGCATCTCCGAGATGACCCAGATTGGCGATGCCTCGGAGGCCCGCAAGTACTGCAAGTTGCACCATGGAGTGCAGATCCTGCTGAACGAAGACCAGGATTTCCAGGCGGCCTGGTACCGCGTCATGCGCCACCTCTCCTACGAGGAGAAGCTAGACATGATGGGCGACTGCAAGCTGTTCGGGCCGGACGGCATGCCGGTTACCAGCCTGTTCAATCGCGCCCAGGGCGTGGCGTACACCGACCGCATCCTGGCCGAGTTCACGGTCAAGGGTGTTTTCTTCGGCGACCTGGTGGGCGAGGTGGCGGCATGAAGCATGGATATTCAGCCATCACTGCGCTCCTGGGCGGCGCGCTGGCAGCACAGCTCTCAATGATCGGCGTGTACATGAACGGGCCAGCCTTCTGGGCGATCTTCGGTACCGCGCTTGCCATGGGTGGCGTGTTCTACAAATGGGGTGACGAGATATGAGCCAGCAATGCGAATGCCACCGCTGCATCGAAGAGCACCGGCTGGGCATGGAAGGTCCATTCGGCTGGGTACCGTTGTCGTCCACCAAGATGATTCTGTGCCCGGTGTGTGGCTGCAAGCGCTGCCCCCATGCGAGTGATCACGACCTGGCGTGCACCGACAGTAATGCGCCTGGCCAGCCTGGGAGCGTATACCAATGACCACCCTGAAAACACCGAAGCCGAAAAAGTGCGAAGCACCAGGTTGCGGCAAGCACTTCAAACCGTCCATGACCACGCAGAAGGTGTGCAGCGTCGCCTGCGCCAAGGCCATGGCCAAGGACCCGAAGCTGCAGAAGATAGCGGCCAAGGCCATCACCAAGCAGGCCCGGCAGGACCTGCAGGAGCGACGTGAGAAGCTGAAGACCCGGCGCGAGCATATGAAAGAAACCCAGGACGTGTTCAACGCCTACATCCGCGAGCGTGACGCTGGCCTGCCGTGCATCAGTTGCGACTCAAGCCCGAGCGACCACGACCTCATCACCGGTAGCCGCTGGGACGCGGGCCACTATCGGTCCGTGGGCGCCTGCCCGGAGCTGCGCTTCGAGCCGCTCAACGTCCACCGCCAGTGCGTGAAGTGCAACCGGAACCTGTCGGGGAATGCCGTCGAGTACCGCATCCGTCTGGTGAAACGCATTGGCGCCGACCAGGTGGATTGGCTCGAAGGGCCTCATAAGCCCCAGCGCCTGACCATCGAAGACCTGCAGGCCATCAAGACCCTGTACAGGCAAAAACTCAAAGACCTACGGAGGGCAGCAGCATGAACTGGACACCAACCGACAGCGGCCAGCTGCTGCTCCTGGGGTTGATGATAATCGGTGCATACACCATCGGGCACGGCATCGCCATCAAGGCAAAGCTCAAGCGTGAGGAGCAGGTATGAACAAGACCGCCGTACTGGTCCGCATCCTGCTGGCCGGATCTGAAGGGAAGACGGCCTCGGCGGCCTGGGTCGATGCCGACCAGGGCTGCGCAGGCTACGGTGGGCTGAGCCGCCAGGAGCGCTTCGAGATGGACTGCGAGTATCGCAGCCTTCTCCACAAGCGCCTGCTGCCGCGCCACTGGGATTCGCTGATCGCGCGCTACACCCTAGACACTGCAGAGCGAGGTCATGCCATCAAGGGGCTGGGCCGGGTGATTGCCACTCACGCACACCAGCACTTCAAGTTCTACGCCGTGCTGACCTGGGCAGAGCCGCAGAAGCCTGGCGCAGATGGAAAGCGGTCATCCGCCATCCTGCAGGCGAACATCTACGATATGAACCTGTGGGATGACAACAAGGGTACCCCGGAGCGCACTCGCCGCGACTGGCGCAGCAAGATCCACAAGGCTCTGGAGGAGATGGTAGGGGAGGCCATCACCGCCGGCGTAGAGCTTCTGGAGCAAGAGGAGCTGTTTGTGAAGATGGCAGCTTGA